CTATTGCTAAACGTTATTTTTTTATAATTTTTAGTATTAGTAATAATTAAATAACGTTTAGCAATAGTACCAAAATATGAGTATGCTTTAGCTCCTTTAGCTGGGTTGAATAGATGGATTTTGGAAAGTAAAAATGTTATTACTTCATGTTGTAAATCCTCAATATTATCTACTTCAGTGTAGTAAAATTTAAAAGTATGGATAATATTTTCTGTTAATTTAAAGAAAGCATAATGTATACGTGTTCTATATATTCTATCTTTCTCATCATAATCAGAAGTATTATTATATAATACTATAGCATCTTCAGTATCTTGAGTAAAATATTGAGTGGATTTTTTCTTAGCTTTCACCTCAATCATAAATTTTTAATTTTAAAAGCGTTTAATATATCTTGCAATTGTTTAATTTGTTTAAAGAAAAAACCTACTTCATCATCTGATTCAAATGATCCCCTAGCGTCTACTTCTTTAAGTTTCTTATCAGCAAAGTCAATTGTATCTGATATTTTATTTAAATAAGACATATAACCAGCTAAAATATCCTCTTGTCGTTCATTCTTTTTAAGAAGATTAAAGGTCGTGTATCCTAAGATCACGACCATTATTCCTAATATTATTGTTAGTATTATCATAAATCATTTAACATATTCATTAGTCCTGTACTTTCAATTGAACTTAATGTTTTAGTTTTAATTGTTGGTTTAGAAGCTTTCTTTTCAGTAGTTAAACTAAAATTATTAACTTTCTTTTTATCCCCATCTTTTAATTTTGGATTCCATTCACGTTCAAACTCAATACGAGCGGCCATTAAATCAGCCTGATGAATGATATAAATTAATGAAGTGCGAGGTTTTGTTTCTGGTGACCAAGACATTAAATATGGTTTATTAGCATCATCATATAAACCATCATGTAATTTAATTGCCAACCATTCATTTTTAGACATCTGGATACCATGAGAAAGTAGTAAATGTAAACTACGATCTGGTACTGACATAAATTCTAAGCGGTCATTAAATTTATAATCTTCACCTAATTTATCTTTACGCCATTGATCATCCTGAGGAATATAAGCATCATGTTGTTCATCACCCATTTTACCTAAATCATGGTTTAAAGCTGCGAATACTAATTCTTCTTTAGTGTAAGTAGAAGTGTCTACTCCCATTTCAACCCAAATATTATTTAGTTTAAGAGCACAATCGATAACTCGTAATACGTGATCTACGTAACCACCTGGGAAAGCATTATGGTATTCTTTCTTATGAGCTGCTGGCATTAACATAAGACGTTCTGAGTAGTTAGAGTAGAAATCAAGTAACTGTGAACAACGTGGCTCACTGATGTATAATTTAATAGTTTCCTCTAAATCTATCCAGTTTTGTTGTATTTGTTCGGCTGTTAAATTCATATTAGTAGTTATATATTGTCTGCTCAGATTCAACAAATAAGCGAGTTTGGTCTACAGTTTCTCTTAATATCTCTAAAAGTTTTAGATATTCTTCAATTGGTTGTTGATTTTTCACAACAAAATTTAGTTGATTAGTAATACTATCAATTTTATCTAATTGATGTAGAACATTATTTTTATTTTTCATAGTAAATTATTTTAATAGAATATTTCATTACCCGTAGTTACCTTAATCACATTTCTTTTTCTCTACGTTTATTAATTGTCTCATAACTCGTAGTTATAATGTAAATAGTAAAAATATAAAAGCCAAGCTATTTTTAAGAGAAGTTTACTGTATCATGAATTTTTTGAAGATATGAACATTTCTCATACTCTTCTTCAGATACAAAATAATCTATAGCTAAGCTAAGAGCCTTTTTAAAATCATCATCAGCGTAAAATTTAAGGCACTCAATATGAAAAGAATTATCAACTTCTATTTTAGATAAATTATCCAATGCTCTATTGAATACCATATAACATCCAGCTTTTTCAATATCATTAATATCAAGTTGAGGGTCTGAGGTTTCAAAAAATTTAAGTAATTGTTTACTAAATGTCTGATAATTTAATATTAACTTTTTAAACATTCCCATCCATACAGCTGGGTATTCAGCTAAGTTAATTTGAATACTTTCATCCTTTTCTTCTTCAGGATTTTTAAATAAATTAAAAAGTTCTTCGATATCCATATATATAAATATATGATAAGTAGGGAAATAGCGGCTTTAAGCCGCTTTTACAATCAAATTAACCCTTTAATAATTGTTTTATATTCTGTGTTTTTAACCTACTTATTTCGTCTTCTAAATATTTTACTCGTTTATTTAGAGTATAAAGATAAGTAATTGATAAAATAGTCTCAATAAGTAAAACAGCTGTTAATATTAACATAATAATAAATTTAGTGCGCCCTCCTGGGATCGAACCAGGCACCTACTGATTATGAGTCAGTTGCTCTAACCGAATGAGCTAAGGGCGCAAATTCCCCACCTGAGATTCTAGTGAGTAGTTATTTCGGTTTTTTCCTATTGATGAAACCTGAAGGGCATCCCCATTAAAAAAGTCACACTACGAAGGAGGAGGTGTGATTGCCGCCTTTAGCCCTAAGAACCGGCATTCCGCTGTCCGGTTTAAGCGAGTCTATTATTAAGGACTTAGACCAAAGACCGGTGAGTATCTCTTACTCATTGTACTCAAGGTAGGACTTGCACCTACACACTCTTTCGAGTTAGAAAATCTAGCGTCTACTATCGGGTTCCCATGGAAACCACGCTTTCGCCACTTGAGCATTTAGTTGCGGGAGCAGGACTCGAACCTGCGTCATTTGGCTTATGAGACCAAGCTGGAACCATCTCCAGTCCATCCCGCCTTTTATATGATATTAATATAATATTTATTTACTGGGAAGCCAAATTTATTTTAATAGAAAAAGCCGGGCTTAACCCGGCTTTAAACATTTATATATTAAGCTGCGAACTCAGCTGCTAATTCATATAATTTAGCATTTAAATCTAAATCTTGGCGGAAGTTTTTAATTTTACGAGCTTTTCTAACTTTAGCTCCAACTGTATAATTAAACATTCCTTGAGTAATTTTTTCTTGGACTGTGTTAAATACACTCCATAAATCATTACCACGGTCTTCAGGACGTGTTGGTGTTACTAAGTCATTATAATCAATAGCAATATTTTGTGTTTGTTCCTCACCAAAACGAACTTGAACTGCTCTTTTAGCAAACTCAATAATTGTTTCTTGGTCTAATTGAGTTTGTTTAAATTTATTCATTGACTCAACTGCTAGTGGAAGCGCTTCAACCATATTAGTGATTACTTTCTCTAACTCTTCAAAATCATAACCATAATGGCGAATCTTCATATTCTCAAATTCTTGAGTTGAAATTACTAAACCATTCTCACAAACTAAACGGAACAAACCAGCTGTGAATGTAAATGCGTTTTTACCATCATGACTATTAGTTAATAGAATTTGTGGAAATACATTATCACCATCTTCACCCTCAATGAACAAATCATTATTACGGAACACAACTAGGTGTTTTTGGTAACCATCACCTTTACGGGCGCGTACTTGTTTAGCATCAACTACACCCCAACCTAAAGCACTCATATCATCTATGATACGTTCAGTTGAGATATGTGAATATTTTTGACTTGTACCTGGAGCTGAATCAGTTGTGAAAATTGATTTTGCTTTTTCTTTAATTTCCTCTTTAGTCAGGAATTGACTGTTGTTTAAATCTAGTGGCATAACCTTTATTTTTTATTTATTTAAATATAATGAACTTTTCCTGTGGAGCCAAACCTTAGTTAAATAAGGTAATAATTCCATAAATAGCAAATGTAGTAATTAAATGAATGAAGAACCCATTTACTTCCTCGTTAACATTAAATTCTTTTTTTCTATTTTTGAATCCTTTGAAAAATCTGATGATTGCAACTCCAACAATCAACATCATAAAAATTTGTGCGTTCATAACCTTTATTTTTTATTATATCTAAATATAACATCAATTCACCCGGAAGCCAAACATTTAACCGGAGAGGTTACAAAATTACACAATCTCTAATGTAACATCATCACCTTCCTCACGAATAATTGCTAAAGCATCCTGAGTAGCCACTACTATAATTGAGTACCCATCATCGTCTCTTTGACCAACCATTTGCATTAAATCAGCGCCCTCAATTACTTCTTCAATTGAACCTGATTCATCAACAATTTCATCCAATCGAGTTACTTTAAGATTTGAAGTAGGTTCATATATACCATAGTCACTTTTAGTTAAAGATAACCCCGATAAAGCCTGTTTAATATCAAGTAATACTTGAGGTGGCTCAATGGTTAAAATCAAGTGATCTACCCCTATACCCTGCATTAAATCAGTGTTACCAATATCTTCAGGGGTGAGTGGGATTATAATCCCTGCTACTTCAGCCCCTACAAAATTACCACTTTGTAAACCTATAGGAGCTAATTTATTCATCCATAAATTCCAACTCGCTGGGTATAAGATATTATCTGAAAAAACTGTTTTGTAAGCATCAAGTAACATAGTGTACATCTTAACACCTAAACCTTTACCACGATATTTGGGGTTAATATAAGTTAAATTTATTTCAGCACCAGGTAAACGATATG